CCGCTGAAGTTTACGCACCTCCGCACACTATGACGGGTAGTTCCAAGGTTAAGTTGGGCAACGGCTACGACGCTGAACCCACCAAAGCCGACAGTGTCAACATGTCTGTGTACGGCGTGGACCGTCATGGTTACAGCCCGGAAGCCAAAACCACCGGCATCAAAATGCGCGGTACGGGCGCGGCCACTAAAGGCGTGATGTCTCGGGGACCGATGGCGTGAATTACACGCAGCTTTCGGACGCGCTTGTCGCGTACACAGAAAATACGAGCAGCGATTTTGCTGCTCAGATACCAACTTTCGTCAAACAGGCGGAACAGCGTATCTATAACACTGTGCAGTTTCCGTCGCTGCGTAAAAACGTCACGGGTTCCACGTCTACCAATGTGAAGTATTTGTCGTGCCCCAATGATTTTTTAGCGGTGTATTCGATGGCTGTGATCGACGCAGCCGGCACGTACGAGTACTTGCTGAACAAAGATGTCAACTATATTCGGCAGGCGTATCCTGATCCGACTGAGACCGCTATTCCAAAATATTACGCGTTGTTTGGGCCAACGGTTTCTGGCACGACCATTACGAACGAACTCTCGTTTATTTTGGGGCCAACCCCCAACGCTGTTTACATCATCGAACTGCATTATTACTATTACCCCGAGTCAATTACGGTGGCTGCAAGCGGTCAGACTTGGTTGGGTGATAACTTTGATTCGGTTTTGCTGTACGGATCATTGGTCGAAGCGTACACCTACATGAAGGGTGAACAAGACCTGATGACGCTCTACAATCAGAAGTATATGGAAGCGCTGGCGTTGGCAAAACGTCTGGGCGATGGTATGGAGCGTCAAGACGCGTATCGCTCTGGTCAGTATCGGCAGCAGGTGACTTGATGGCTATTCAGCAAGGTGCCACCAATGCGTTCAAAGTAGGCTTGCCGGCAGGCACGTTTAACTTTTCAACGGACACGTTCAAAATTGCGCTTTATACCGGTGCAGCAAATTTAGGTCCGACGACAGATTCATATACGACCGATAATGAAGTTGTTGCTTCTGGCTACAGTCCCGGCGGAGAAGTTTTAACCGTGTCTGTGCAGCCAACAACGGGAGCGGACCCAAGTAATACCACTGCGTATCTTTCTTTTTCTAATGTGTCTTGGTCTTCGGCATTGACCGCTCGAGGCGCACTGATTTATAAGTTTGACGGTGTTAGTAACCCAACGGTTTGTGTGTTGAATTTTGGCGGCGATAAAACATCGACGACTGCGTTTACTGTTCAGTTTCCAGCGGCAACCAATACATCGGCGATTGTCCGTATTTCTTAAAGGGGTCTCACATGTCTCGTGAAAACGCAAAATCGACCGATCAGGTAGCTGCTGCGGTCGTTCGTGATATTAAGCCCACCGAGTCCGTCAAGGGCGGCGGTGTCTTCCATATTCAGTGCATCGACAAAGATGGCAACCTGAAATGGGAAGCTGAGTCCAAGAATCTGGTGGTGAACGTCGGGCTTCAGTCGATGAACGCTGTTTATTTCGCCAGTGGCACCCAGATCACGGCGTGGTTCATTGGTCTTTATGGTGCAGGAGCTTCCAATACTCCAGCAGCAGGCGACACGGCATCATCCCATGCGGGCTGGACCGAAGAGACAGGTTATAGTAATGCCAATCGTCCCACATGCACGTTCGGTACGGCAACCACGGCTGACCCTTCGGTGATTACTAACTCGGCATCTCCAGCCTCGTTCAGTATTAATGCCACGGCTACAATTGGTGGCGCGTTCTTGATCTCGAACAACACCAAGGGTGGCACGACCGGCACGTTGTTCTCGGCGGCAGACTTTCAGTCTCCGGGGGATCGGAGTGTGGTTTCGGGTGATACATTAAATGTTACCTATACTTTTTCCCTCGATGCAGCATAATTAGTTGTAGACACCCTCAATGGGGTGTGATTAAGCACCCGCTCCGGCGGGTGTTTTTGTTGGAGCACACATGATTAAGATTGACTTTGAATTTGAAACTCCTCATGGCAAATTTGCTGATGCCCTGCACCTCCCGGACGATCACACGTTTACGGAAGCAGAGATCCAGGCCATGAAGGAACAGCGCCGGGACAACTGGATTGCTGTTGTGACTGCACCTCCGGTTGAGCAGCCGGACACCACCAAAGAGATCGCCGGAGAGGTGTATCAGAAGCTAGAGGGTGTACCCCCTGCCGGGGCGAAGCTCGTAGAAGTTGAAGGTGTCTGGTATTACAAGGTGTAAGTCATGGCCGACAGATATTGGCGCGGTCTTGCCGCAGATTTGTGGGATGCCACTGCTGGCTCTAAGTGGGCAGACACGCCTGGAGGTGCGACGGGCGCTGCTGTTCCGACTGCTGCGGACGATGTTTTCTTTGATGCCACCTCAGCCAACTGCACAATCTCAGGCTCTCGCGTAGCAAAGTCGATTAACTGCACAGGTTATACCGGCACGCTCGCCGGAGCTTCTACCCCAGCACTAACCATTTCAGGATCACTGACTCTTGTTGCCGGGATGACGTTGACGTATGCCGGGACAACCACGTTCAACGCTACGGGTACGCTGACCAGTGCCGGGAAGACGCTCGGGCCGGTGACGATCGATGGTTCTGGTATCACCGTAACGCTTGGCGATGCGCTAACATCTTCAGGAGCAATCACCCTTACCCAAGGAACCTTCACCACCAACAACTTCAACGTCACCGCCACTTCCCTATCCTCCAGCAACAGCAACACCCGCACGATCAATCTGGGTAGCAGTACGGTTACGTTCACTGGCACTGGGGCGGCAATTAACTTTTCCACGCAAACCGGGCTGACATTTAACGCAGGAACATCAAGCATTGTCTTGTCTGGAAGTGGCGCTGGCGTGAGCTTTTCGGCCACTGGGGGAGCAACGTTTTACAACCTGTCGCTCACAAGCACCACAACGTCATCGGCTTCAATGTCGGGCACAAACACATTCAACAACTTCTCAGTTGCTGCCCCGGCTTCTGCTGGCGTTAAATCTGTGACTTTTGCCCAGCCATCAACAATCAACGGCACTCTGTCCACCACAGGCACAGCAGGTAACCGCCGCGTTTGGTTTCAAGGGTCTACCTACGGCATTGCCCAAACCCTGACCATCAACTCTGCCCCAAGCCTGACTGATGCTGATTTCCGAGACATCTACGTCATTGGCACTGCTGCACCGATCTCTGGTACTCGAATCGGTGATTTGAGAGGCATCAGAGGCATTACTGCTTCTACGCCAAAATCTGTCTACTGGGTCACTGCTGCGGGTGGTAACTGGTCTGCTAACAACTGGGCAGCATCGTCTGGTGGTGCAGCATCAACCGATAACTTCCCGCTTGCTCAAGACACGGCTGTTATTCAGAACACGGGCTTGAATACGTCGGCCACGGTTACGTTGGATGCGGCTATTACTTATTTCGGCACCATCGATATGTCTACGCGGACAAATGCGATGACGCTGGCCGGATCAACGGCGTATACGGTTTACGGGGATTGGAAAGTTGGAAGTGGAGTAACGCAAACCTATAATAATGCTATTACCTTCTCTGGACGTAACACACAGGTTTTAACCAGTGCTGGCAAGACTTTTTCTGGGGTTTTAGAAGTTAATTCATATGGTGGCGTGGTAGAACTTGGTGATGCATTTGACAGTGGCCCTAGAAATATTTTTGTTATAAACGGGACATTTGATTCAAAAAGCTACAACATAACTGCGGGTAATTTAACTTCAGACTATAGTAATGTACGGACAATCACACTTGGGTCAAGTACCGTCACTGTCGGAACAACTCCGGTTAGTTTTAACCCGTCTACAAATTTGACATTTAATTGCGGGACATCTTCAATTATAGGAACGGGAGCCAACCCAACACTTGGTTTTAATGGTGGAAATCAAACATTTTACAATGTGTCGTTTACAAGTACAGTTTCACAAACCACAACTATCAGTGGATCAAACACATTTAATAACCTATCTTTTACTGCGCCTTCAAGCGCAGGATTTCGCGTAGTTTCCATTTCCGCTAACCAAACCATCACCGGCACTCTCACTGTGGCCGGAGCCTCTCCAGTCCGCCGCATCTTTGTTCGTTCCGACACCCTCGGCACTCCCCGCACCCTGACCGTTGGCACTCTATCTGCCACTGACTGCGACTTCCGTGATATCACGATAGCTGGTACTGCTGCTGGCTCATCTCCGACTCGTGCGGGTGACTGCGGTGGGAACTCAGGGATCACGTTCCCTGCTCCGAAGACTGTGTACTGGAACCTTGCTGGCGCTCAAAACTGGAGTGCTACGGCATGGGCACCGGGGTCCGGTGGTAGTCCTGACATCAACAACTTCCCGCTTGCACAAGACACAGCGGTGTTTGATAACACTGGGAGCGTGACGGGGACGATCACAATCAATGCCGCGTGGAACATTGGAACGTTTGATGCGTCTGCACGAACAAGTGCGATGACGTTTAGTGCTGGGTCGGTAGCATCGTTTGTTTATGGGGATTGGAAATTTGGCACGGGTGTTACATCATCAAACACATCCGGGCAACTTACTTTTGCCAAACGCGGCACACAAATAATTACAAGCAATGGGGTCAGTTTTGGATCTAATTTTTATATTGACAGCGCAAATGGAACCGTTCAGCTTGCGGATGCATTAACTGTTATTACTGACCGAGCTTTTGTAATTACTACTGGTGGTTTTGATGCAGTTTCTTATAATGTAACTATTAGATCGTGCAGCTTTAATACTGGAACATTAAAGATGGGTTCGGGTACTTGGACTTTATCAAGTACGGGTAGTGTATGGACTATTAGCGTTCCAAGCGCTTTTTACAAAGGCACCGCAAACATTGTTCTGTCTGACACCAGTGCAACTGCCCGTACATTTGATGGCGGCAATTTATCCTACAACAAACTGACCATCGGCGGTACAACAGGCACATCTACCCTGACCATTGCTGGCAACAACCAATTTACCGAACTTGCCTCCACCAAAACAGTAGCTCACACCATCGCCCTTGGAACAACGACTCAAACCTTCGGCAAATGGACCGTTACAGGCACTTCTGGCAATGTCGTCACCCTGACCGGCACGGGGACGGCTCACATTCTTGCTGGTGCGTGTACCGATAGCATTGACTATCTTGCAATGGGCAGCATCGGTTTTGCCTCTACGTCCCCTGGTGAGTTCTATGCCGGAGCCAACTCCACTGGAACCGCAGCCGCTCCGGTCTATCGCACAGCCAAGCCTGCCGACAGCACCCGATATTGGGTTGGCGGCACGGGCAACTGGAGCGACACTGCGAGATGGTCTACAGGCTCTGGTGGAGGCTCAGGCGCGTCTGTGCCGAGAAGCCATGATGATGTGGTGTTTGACTCAGCTTCTAACGCCACCGCATACACGGCTACAGTTAACGCAGTAACCGGTGGCATCCGTTGTAAGTCACTGACCATTGCTGGTCCGGCCTCTGGAAATCTTACGTTAGCTGGAAGCACTGCTATTGACGGCATTCACGGGAATGTGACGCTGCCAGCAACGGGCCTGACGAGGACTTATACGGGTGCCATTACGCTTTCAAGTTCCAGCACTGGCAAGACGTTGACGACGAATGGCGTGACGCTGGCGTCTGCAATTACGGTTAACGGGGTTAATTGTGAATGGACGCTTGGCAGTGCTTTGAACAATGGGTCTTCGGCTGTTACCGTAACTAACGGGAATTTGTTGTTAAGCACTTACAACTTAACAGCGGCGTCTATATTAAGTAACAACGAAAACGTAAGAATTATTAACCTTGGTTCTGGAACTGTTACCCTGTCCGCATCAACACCTATTAATTTTGGAACAACAGAAACAATTAGACAATCGTTAACTCTAACTGCCGGCACCTCGCAAATTAATTTTTCTAATGCCAATGCAACATTTTCAGGAAACAACAAAACTTTTTACAATATTTCTTTTAATGGAACATCCCCAAGTAATGTCACTATCAACGGCTCAAACAGCTTCAACAATCTATCTTTTGCAGGACAAACTTTAGCCGGGGTAAATCGAATTTTGATCACGGCAAATCAAACTATCTCTGGCACTCTGACTTTGTCCGCAGGCACTAACGCCACAATGCGAAACTTTGTTCAGTCGGACACGCTTGGAACAACCCGCACCCTCACCTGTGCAGCTGTTTCAATGACTGACGTAGATTTCCGAGACATCACTATTGCTGGTGCTGCTGCTCCTGCTACTGGGACGAGGATTGGTGATTGCAAAGGTAACAGCGGAATTACGTTTACGGCTGCGACCACGAGGTACTGGAACCTTGCGGGTAACAATAACTGGTCTGCTACCGGGTGGGCAGCAAGTTCTGGTGCTTCGCCTTCTGCGAACAACTTTCCGCTAGCTCAAGATACAGCTGTGTTTGAGTCTACTAGTCCCGGTTCTGGTGCAACAATAACGATTGATGGAAATTATAATATTGGCACTATCGATATGTCAGCGCGTACGACTAACACGATGACCTTGACGTTTAGTGCAACAGTCAACGTATATGGAAATTGGATAAATGGCACCGGAACGACAATGAGCGGGTCTGGTGGAATAGTTGTTGCTGGACGGGGAAGTCAAACTATTACAAGCGCCGGAAAATCGTTTACACAAACAATAACTATAAATAGTCCCTCTGGATCTGTAACATTACAAGATGCGGCGACATTAACAGCAAGCGGGCAGTCGTTAATAATAACAACTGGAACTTTTGATGCAGGTTCGTACAATATTACAACGGGCGGTGTAAGTGCAACTGGATCTAACACAAGAACTGTTGCCATAGGTTCTGGAACATGGACTCTTACAGGCTCAGGAACTGTATGGACCACACAAATATCTACCAACCTCACTATCACAGGTACAGGAACCATTAGCCCAAATTCAGGATCGGCTAAAACCTTTTCAGGCGGCGGTGTTGCGTATACAAACATCACCCTTAACCAAGGCGGTGCTGGAACCCTCACAATCTCTGGCAACAACACCTTCAAAGACATTACTAATACTTATAAAGCAACCGGCGCGACCAATATCACTCTCAGTACAACCACCCAGCGCGTATCTCAGTGGACCGCAGCCGGCGAGGCAGGGCGGGTGCTGACGGTTCAGGGGACTTCAGCCAGTTCTCCGGGGACTCTGGTCTTGACAGGTTCTACAAAGCCTAACGTTGACTATCTGACGATCACAGGGCTTCGGGCGTACTCCCTTGATACGACTTGGTACGCCGGTGCTAACTCGACCAATAATGGTTCGTTGGGTTGGTACTTTGAAGCAGCGCCTAGCCCTGGGCCGTCTGGCCCGGGGGGCTTGTTCCTAATCTTCATGCCGATGTGATCATGCGTAACGAAATACGGATGCTCAAGGCGCAGGCGGAGGCGGAACTAAACCGCCTCGAGGCGCATTCGTCGGCTAAAGACGTTGCCGGTAAAGCAATCGGCAAGCAAGGTCTGTTCTACATCACCCTGATTGTTGTGATCGGAGTTGGGGCGTCTATCGTTCTTGAGAACGAGAAGATTGCGGCGGTGATGGGTCTGCTCGGTGCAGCTCTGACGGCTTTGATCTCCATGTTGAACGGAATCGCCGGGGCTAATCCTAAGCAGGAGAAGCCCGAGTTTGAGGTGATCAAGAGCCTGATTGATAAGCTAGACCGACTGGACCGGAAAGAGCCGTCTATGAAGGTTGATGTCACCGAAGGCAGGGTGACGGTGACCAAGGGCGAAGACATCATCACAACGCAAAAATAGGGAGTGCCGATGATTACCTTGCTGACCACACTGCTCTCGTTCTTGGCCGGAGGATTGCCAAAGTTCCTAGAGTTCTTCCAAGACCGGGCCGACAAGAAGCATGAGCTTGCCTTGGCGCACATGCAGATCCAGCGAGAGCTGGAGATGCGCAGGGCTGGGTTTGAGGCTCAGGCCAGGGTCGAAGAGATCCACACGCATCAGCTCCAGATCCAAGCGGATGTCTCCACGCAGCAGATTGCCCTTCAAGAAAAACAGGCGCTCTACGCGCACGACATTGCGATTGGCGAAGGTGCAAGCCGCTGGGTTATCAACGCTCGGGCCATGGTCCGTCCTGCGATCACCTATGGCATGTTTGGCCTGCTTTGCTTCATCAACGCCTTTGGTGCGGCTTACGCGTGGCACCTGGGAACGCCTTTTGATGTGGTGATCTCCAAGCTGTGGGACGCGGACACACAGATCATCTGGGCGTCGGTCATCTCGTTTTGGTTTGGCTCTCAGGCGTTTAGCAAGAAGTGAAAAAACTTCTTTCCATGCTCAGGCATCACGAAGGAGTTCGCTATTACCCCTATCGCTGCCCTGCTCGTTTGTGGACTATCGGTGTCGGTCACGTCATCGATCCTTCTCACCTGCGCGTTCCGTTTGATCAACGACTGGGCCTCCCTATACCGGCCGGTTGGGATCGGAAAATAACGGAGGAAGAGGTTGATGCGCTACTTCAAGAAGATCTTCAGCGGTTTCTTCCGGGGGTACTCCGACTATGTACTGTGGAGCCTCTTAGCAATCGCCATCTGGCACTCGTTAGCTTCGCTTTCAACCTTGGACTAGGCAACCTCCAGAACTCTACCCTGCGTCAGAAGCACAATCGAGGTGATTACGCAGGAGCAGCCAATGAGTTCTTGAAGTGGAACAAGGCAGCCGGTAAAGTGCTGCCAGGGCTGACCGTGCGTCGGGAAGATGAACGAGCCTTGTACTTAATGGAGTGATCCCATGCGCCTTTCCCTACCTTCCCGCCTTTTGGCCGATGGCAGCATCGAGCCCGCTCATGAAATCGAGGCCGTTTGTGGCCATTGCGGCTATGATCTCGATCAGGCAGAGCTTGAGGCAGATGCCTGTTCCGATTGTGGAAAACCGCTCAACCTCAAACGGTCTGTAGCCATCCAGATCACCACGGTCCCGGCCGCTGCCGGGGCTACGATGTAAGGAATTTTCCATGAAAGCCAAGCCCGTTTGGGAAAAGAGTAGGCCAAAAGGGCTCGGTAAGCCCAAGGCCTTGACCCCTGCCAAGAAGGCGGCCGCCAAGAAGATGGCCAAGGCAGCGGGGCGTCCTTATCCGAACCTCGTAGACAACATGCGGGCGGCGCGGAAGAAGTAGCATGGCTACCGTACAGAAGCGGCGCATTGCCGAAGAGCTCCGGAACGCGGCCCAACGGCCGATGAAGGCCTGTCCGATTGCCACGGTAGACATCCACGTCAACCTTAAAAATCGGAACCACGCCATCAAAGAGTACGGCTATGGTCCGTTGAACCCGGAGTCTGAGTCCAGGGCGTTTTGGGACAAGAAGGCTGCGATGTGGGACACCACGGTCCGTGAGGCGAAAAAAGCGCTCTGTGGCAACTGTAGCGCGTTCATCCAAACGCCTGCCATGCTGAAGTGCATCAATGATGGCATTCGCGGGGAAGAGCCTGCGGAGGAGAGCTACGCGGAGGATGTCTCGCGGTCCGCGAACCTTGGTTACTGTGAACTCTTTGACTTCAAGTGTGCCGCTGATCGGACGTGTGATGCATGGCTTGTAGGCGGTCCGGTGAAGTAAGGAACGACGATGGCGTTGCTGCGATTGTTTTTGAAGCCCGGGGTAGACAAGCAGAATACCGAATACGGGGCGGAAGGGGGCTGGGTCGACAGCGATTACGTTCGTTTTCGTTATGGGCTGCCGGAGAAGATGGGCGGCTGGACGAAGTTCGACAACTCCGAGGTGTACTTTGTTGGGGCGGCGACGGGGCTGTTCACGTGGCTGGCGTTGAACGGTGCTCCGTATGCCGTTTTGGGCACCAATCGAAAGGTGTATGCCTACTACGGAGGCAACTGGGGGGACATTACTCCGATCCGCGCTACCGGGACGGTCACCTTTGATACGACGAACGGCTCGACTACGGTGTTTGTCAATGACACCGCGCATGGAGCGATCAAAGGCGATTTTGTTACATTTTCGAGCGCTTCAGGCGATCCTGGCGGGATACCAAACGCCAGTTTGAACAACGAATTTGAGGTGCTTGAGGTCATCAACGCCAACAAGTACCGAATCGTCTCCCCTGTTCAGGCAACGGGCACTGCCACGGCGGCAGGCTCGGCTAACGCTGCTTATCAGATCAACGTAGGTTCGGACAAAAGCTTTATTGACTATGGCTGGGGCATTGGGACGTGGGGATTATCGTCTTGGGGAACACCGCGTCCGCCATCTGCCAGTTTGCAATTGCTATCTCAAGTCTGGCAGTTCGATAACTACGGAAGCCTTTTGATCCTCCAGAACGTAGATGGAGGAATCTACCAGTGGAACCCCACTTCGGGCTTGGCTGTTCGAGCCACCGCCATTGCAGGTGCTCCAACGCGCAGTCGCTTTGCTTTGATTTCGACGCCAGACAGGCATTTGGTCTGCTTTGGCACGGAGTCCACGCTCGGTGATCCGACGTCGCTTGATCCGTTGCTCGTGCGCTTTTCTGCGCAAGAGGACATCAACGAATTTGTTGCCACCGCGACGAACACGGCCGGCGGACAACGGCTCACGGACGGAAATGAAATTATCACTGCGGTGCGATCACGGGGTCAAATCCTAATCTGGACAGATACTGCGTTGCACGGCCAACAGTACCTTGGACCGCCTTATACGTTTGGATTTCAACAGCTCGGCGCGAACTGTGGCTGTCTTGGCCCGCACGCGGCAGTGGACGTCAACGGCGTTGCGTATTGGATGAGCAAGGACGCTTTCTTTGTCTTTGACGGCACGGTTAAAAAGCTCCCTTGCACGGTACAAGACTATGTGTTCAAGGACCTTAACATCGTTCAAGGACAGAAGATCTTTGCGGGCATCAACACGCAGTTCAACGAGGTTACGTGGTTTTATTGCTCGTTTACGAGCGATTACATCGACCGTTTTGTGACCTACAACTACCTTGAGAACGTCTGGTCCGTGGGCACGATGGATCGGACGGCATGGACGGACGTTGGCGCATTTGAAAAGCCTCTGGCGTCAAAGTACGACCCAGACAGTACGGCCGCTCCGTTGACCACGATCTACGGCCTCACGCCGGGTCGGTGTGTCTTGTTCAACCAAGAAGATGGCGTAAACGGCGACGGCAATCCGATCTCTGCCTACATTTACTCGGGCTACTTTGACATTGGTGACGGCGACAACATGCTCTTCATGAGTCGCTTCATTCCGGACTTCAAGAACCAGCAGGGCAATTTGACCGTGCGCCTTTTGTTGAGGCCGTTCCCGCAGGCCAGCGCGACGCCCAGTTCTTTGGATCCATATGTCATAGACCCGACCACTCAAAAGGTAGATACGCGAGCTCGTGGAAGGCAGATCCAGCTTCGCATTGAGAGCACGGATATCGACACGAATTGGCGCTTTGGCACGATGCGTGTCGATGTGCAGCCTGATGGCCTACGATGAGCAAAATCAATAACGTTCGTCTGCCCAACGCAGCCACGCAGGCGTACAGCCCGGAGCAGTTCAACCAACTGGTGCGTTCGCTTGAGCAGGTCATCTTTCAGCTCAATAACACCTATTCTCCGATCGTCACTGAAGACAAGGACTCGGCATACGCTTGGTACGGAGATGGCGGAGGTTTCATGGACACAACCGGCTTGGCAGTACCCATCTCAATTGGCGGGACTAACGTAGATGCGTTTGGAAGGCTGAGGACTAGTCAGCCCTATACCCTATTTGATAGCCAAAACCGCTACGCAGCCGACAATCAGTTTGACGTATCAACAACCGGCACGGGAAGCACGACATTTTTGTCCAATGAAGCTGCCGTCAAGATGGAAGTTACAGGCGCTGGGGTTGGGTCCGTGATCCGTCAGTCGTACCGCTCGTTCCCTTATCAGCCGGGCAAAGGTTTGTTAGTTCTTGCTACCTTTGTTATGGATAGCAGTACTAGCGCCAATCTCACGCAGCAGGTGGGGTACTTCAATGCTCAAAACGGCGTATTTTTCAAGAAGAACGGCTCCACGCTGTCGTTTGTCATGCGCACCTACACCTCCGGCACGGCGTCTGATGCGCGGTTCGCGAACCAAGCGGATTGGAACGGCGACAAGTTGAATGGAACAGGGGCCAGTGGTCTGACGTTGGATCTGACTAAACCTCAGATTTTGTGGATGGACTTTGAGTGGCTAGGGGTGGGTTCTGTTCGCTGCGGATTCATCATCGACGGCCAGTACATTGTTTGCCACACCTTCAATACCGCCAACAGTTATGGTAGTTCGGTCTACATGACCACAGCCATTTTGCCGGTGCGATATGAAATCGTATCCGCTACGGCGGCAGTTGCGGCGTCAATGAAGTCAATTTGCTGCTCGGTAGTTTCTGAGGGCGGGTTTGAGCAAACGTCGATTGATCATGTGGCGCGACGAACCTCTGTTCTAGGGACGATCGGCAATACCTTTTTACCGTTGGTTTCAATTCGTCTCGCTTCAGGTCGAACTGGAGCAGTTGTGTTGCCGAATCGTGTTCAAGTGCTGCCGACCACCAGCCAAAACTACGAAGTGGCGTTAGTCAAGAACCCGACTTTGACGGGGGCCTCATGGACTGCCGTGCCTACCGATTCAAATGTGGAGTACGACGTATCAGCCAGTGCTACAACCGGCGGCTCCATCGTTCAGACCGACTACGTTACGGCATCGGGCTCTTCCGGGGTGTCCAACACCTCGCTACCCAGCGCATACAACTTTGATTTGCAATTGGGCGCCTCGATTTCTGGTACGAGCGACATCTACACGGTGGCTATTCGCACTGTCTCTGGCGCGACCACGGGCGATGCCGTGGGGTCGCTCTCTTTTTATGATTTGACGCAGTGAGACACTGATGGCCAACAAATATTTCCGCAAGGTCCTCATCCCGTCTGCGGCCACCGCAATGGACATATACGTGGTGCCGGCAGCCAACTCGGCAGTTGTGCGGTCTTTGCGGGTGACCAACGTAGGCTCAGGCGTTGCGGCCATCACGGTGACCCACACAGGCACAGGGACCACCTATTACTTGCAAAAGGATCGATCTTTGACAGTGAACACGACTTTTGATGTGTTCAGTGGCATCCCCTGTGTGCTGGAGGCAGGTGACACCTTAAAGGTCACCTCGAGCATTGCCGGGGTGCATTTTTACCTATCGTACCTAGAGATGGACAGGACCTAGAGTGAACGGTCATAATAGGGGGCAATTCGCGTCCTTTCCCGGCGCGCGGCCCTCTACAGGGCTATCAGCCTGTCACGGAAAGGATTGTCATGGAAAATGAAGGCATCATGGCGTTGCCCGGGGCAAGTGCCATGCAAGACGGCGGTGCTCGGAGTCCTATGACGGTTTCCAGCGCCGATTCTTATGACGCAGCCACCACGGCTGCGAGCATGGTCGACCCTCAAGCGCTTGCCGCGCTCAAAGAATCCGTCCGTCAGAACTTGTCAGAACTCCAGCTCACCCCCGCCGAATTGGGCGTGGTGGTTGAGATGTTTGAGTACATGTCGCAGCGCCCTGACCAGTACCGACAACTGGTCCAGCAACTCGTCAGCCAGGGGATCGTAGACGAGGGCGACATGCCCGAAGAATACGATCCGACCTTCATCGGCGCGATCCTCGTTGCTTTGAACGAGCTGCGGATGATGCAGACCGAAGGTGCTGCTGCCGTCATGGAGCAGGGTCCGCCGGTCGCGGAACCCGCGCCACTGGCCATGGCCCAGGGCGGTCTGGCCGACATGGCCCAGTATCTTGCCTCCAAAGGCCGCAACGGCGACACCATGCTGGCTCACATCACGCCTGAAGAGGCGACGATGCTCAAGCGCATGGGAGGTTCTGGGACGATCAATCCTGAGACGGGGCTGCCTGAGTTCTTTCTGAAAAAGGCCTTTAGAGCTATTGGCAACGTCGTAAAGGGCGTCGTCAATGGCGTTAAAGAAGTGCTCAAGTCTCCTGTTGGTCGGATCTTGGGCACCATCGCACTGGCCACGGTCCTCGGGCCAACGGCCATTGGCATGACGCTTGGAACCGCCGGGACGGCGGCGCTGTCAGCAGGCGCAGTAACTTTGGCAGGCGGCGGCACGCTCAAAGAGGCGTTAATTTCGGGGGCCATGGGCTACATCGGAGGCGGCGGCGATTTTGGCGGTCTCGGCAGTCCATTGAAAGCTGTAGGAGAGTTTTTGCCCGGCGCAGCCGGATCGGCATTGAACACAGGGCTGACTACTGGTGCACTGGGCGCGGGGGCAGGCCTAGCCCTGGGCATGAAGCCGGCAGAAGCGCTCAGAATGGGCGCTCTGTCAGGGCTTGTATCGGGTGGGTTGCAGGCAGTTAGTCCGAATTTGAGTGAGATAAACCGCGTTTCCCCCTCGCAAGAGGCTGCAATCGGCACTGGGGAACTCCCTGGGGCTGCTCCAGCCCCTACATCGCAAAGTCCTCTTGCACAAGCGGTCGCGGCTCCAGGAGCCGTAGGCACAACAGGAGGAACAGGGACTGCTGCCGATCTTCTTGCACGCATGCCTTCGTCTGGCATGGGCGGCGGTCAGGGCCTTGTGCCGGGATCGACGCAAGGCTTCCAAGCACCCTCGTTTGGAGCGCAGGACTTCGGTGCTGCCGCAGGCGGCGCAGCTCCGACTACCAACTACAGTTTTGCTCCGGAGGCTATGGCCCCCAGCATGGGGATCGCGCCTCCAACCTTTACGGCGGCCGATCTGTCGCGGGCAGCGGGTGGAGCAGGTGCTACATCAAACTACAGCTTGACACCCCGCGCGGCTATGTCCGCTGCTACGGGGGGCGGACAGCCTGGGATCATCGACCGCGCGATACAGGGGGCCAAGGATATCTACGGTGAATACCTGTCACCCAATCGACCTGGATTGCCTGCTGATGCAGGGCTTCTTCGTAGGTATGCGCCTTTGGCCTTGGCGGGAACTGCTGTGGCAGCCGCCAGCGGAGCAATGAAGAGTACTCCGTCTAATCCTAACCCGCTGTTTGACAGGCAGCGCACGGGGTTGGATTACATGCGTGAGAATCCAGAGATGTTCCGTGGGGGCTTGGACAATCCCATCATGCCTCCTCCTCCCTCGATGCAAACGCCTGAGTATGCAAGGGCTCCTGTTGGAGGCATTCCGGTGGTCCTGCCCACCGGGATCACACAGGCCTCCGGGGGCATCGCCCAGCCCTATAACGTCGCCGGTCTCTACGGCATCCCGCTCATTTATGGTCAACCTCAAGGCCGTGCCAAGGGCGGCGAGATGCGGATGGAAGAGTTTCCGCGTAAAACGGGCCCGATCAACGGCCCGGGTACGGGCACCTCCGATTCGATCCCGGCAATGTTGTCCGATGGCGAGTTTGTCTTTACGGCTAAAGCGGTTCGGAATGCAGGTGGGGGCAGTCGACGGAAAGGCGCGGCACGAATGTACAAGCTCATGAAGATGCTCGAGGGCGGACAGGTCAAGGGGAAATAAATGGCTGACACTACTACCCAACAGATTGTCCGAGAAGCCCCAGAAATTGAGGCGTATAAGCTAAAGCTTTTACAAGAAGCTCAGAACCTAGCGTTCAATGTAGACAGAACGCCTCTGTCACAGCAACTGCCGCAGTATCAAGTTGCAGGTTTCCAACCCGGGCAAACGGCCGCCATCCAAGCGGCCTATAACACGGGCATTGGAGCTTTCAATCCTTACTTGACCGCCGCCAATCAAGCGCTTGGCGGCGCGTTTACGACCACCGGAGAGGCGGCCGACGTCCTGCGCGGGGCCGACACCCGTGCGCAGTTCACCGATGCCCAACGCGCGATACAGCAAGCGGGCGGTGCAGCAGCCGGCATCACCTCGGGCCTTGGGCAGTTGCAAGCGGCCACCGGCTATACCGACCCTACGACCGGCCAATATGTGC